ACAGGGGGTCTGCCACCATTTGCAAAACCTAAAAATCCTAATAAACCACCACCTTTATCTCCTTTTGAACCAAGTATATCTCCAAATAATGCTTGATTGAGTGCTACATCTAAAAACTTATCAGCGACATTATTAAGAAGATCAGACAGGGTAGATGTTCCTTTGATTAACCCCTTAATACCTTCTTTAATATCCTCACCTATTGTTACGCTAAGTTCTTTAAAAGCTTCTGCTACTTTATCTACTTCACTATGTAAGGATTTAGTTTTATCATTCATATCCTCTAATATCCCAGGTTGTTTTCCTAACTCTTCTGTTAAGAATTTTTGTTTCTCTTTGAGCTCATCAACTGTACGCTTTTGTTCGTCATTCTTAATTTTTATTTTATTGAGCTTTTCTAATTCTTGTTTAACTTCATCTTGTCTTATTTTTATATTTTCTGTAGCTTTTTTATTTATTTGTTCATTTTTTGCTAATTTTTGGGCTAAACCTTTTTCATTACCTTCTTTTACTAATTCATTTACTCTATTTACTAATGCAAATTCTTCTTCTAATGTTTGTACATGAGCACCTTGTTCACTGTTTATTTTAGCTAAATTTATTCTTTCTTTTTCTCTTACGGTAAACAGTTCTCTTCTCTTATCTAAAGCCTCTTGTGCTTCTTCAGCTTCTTTACTTTTGACTTTAGTAATAACTGGAGTAGGTAGTAATCCACCAGAAGGTATAAGTTGTAATTGATCTACTTTTGGTATTGCATCTATTCTTTTTTGTTCAGCTTGTATAGCCTTTGCTGTTTCATCTCCCCTAGAAGCTGCAAAACTTATAGTTCTTTCCTGTTCTGCTTTTCTAAGTTGTTTTTCTGCACCAGATATTCTTAAGATAAAGTTTAATAATGAAGCTCCAAATGCCTGAAATTTTGTAGTCGCCAATGCCAATGAAGCAGTTATACGTCTTGAGTTTTCCCCAAATCTTTTTAGTGAATTTACACCTTCTTGCCCAATTTGTGTAGCCATAAAATTCATGGCTGCGTTAAATGCTGCTGTCTTTCCTTGTGTTTGTTCTATAAGTTGAAGTTGAGCTTCTTGGGCAGACCCCTGTAACCCTAATGCTGATGTTACTGCCTTAGTATCACGGGCAAAAGGTCCAAGTGCTCTACCTAATTCCCCTATAGCACTGATAGCACTTTGTATTTGTTGGACAATGGCTGTGGCTGCGATACCTCCTGCGAATCCACCCATTGTTCCGAACATTCCACCGATACCACCACCAAGACCACCAGCCAACGCACCTATTGGACCTTGCCCAAATAACAGAGGAAACGCACCACTTATCAATGCACTCTGAGTATCAAATCTTCTTGCTAAATTTCCTAAAGTATTTACGCTTGATCCTGCTGGACCTTGGAGTAATTTTCCAGTTCTTCGATCAAAATTAAGAGCAGATTCAGTAGGTAAGGTAGAACTTGCAAATTGAGGACCAAACTGTTGTGCGGTAAATCCATGAGGTTTATTCATCCTTTCTAACTTTCTTGCGTGGGCTGCTCCTGCCTTAGCTGACGCTTTACTCGACTTCAATATATCTTCGCTAAACTCCGCGGATCGTTTTAACGCTTTAGTTCTTCTTTCCTCTTGAGTTACTATTCTAGTTATGCCCCTAGATTCCGCTTTTAGCATTTCCGAACTAGGTAGACCTTTGGGCTGTCTACTTACCATTTCTGAATCTATAACTGAAGCAGTTTTACCTGATAATCTATTAGCTTTTCCGCTTAATCCGAGTAACCCTATGCGATCCTGTGGTGTTAATCCTGCCTGTTTAACTTTTTCAGCAGTTACTTTTGACTCAGCTTGTACTTCTTTAGTTGTTAAAGCAACTGCTTTCTCTGCTAAAATAACCTCTTTTTTTCTTCTTTCTATAACCTCTCTCAACCCATTTAGTTTTTTAGCTGAAGATAAGTTACCTATAGCCTCTAAGTCTTTTATCTCCGATGTTATATCTACTGTAGTGCCCTTTAATTTATTCTGAACTCGTATAGCCCTGTTAGTCAAAGCTAGGGCACTGTTTTTTAATTTTAAAAATGCTAATTCTTGTTGATTTGCCTTATTAGCTGCTGTTGAAGAACTAATACCTCCACCGCCTCCTGAAGCACCGCCTCCTAATCGTTTTTTGTTTATTGCGTTTACGCTTTTACTTATACTGCTTAACTTCTGCTCTAACTGATTTATAGAACCGAGATTCCGTACTTTTACATCTATCTCAGCACTATATGCCACGATCCAAAAAGAAATATTTATTCTAGTTTACATTAAAAACTTTGGTTAGCACTATCTTCTGCGTTTAATTTTATTAAATTCTTTTTCCTGTTCTTCATTTACCACCTGAAAATACGCACTCCAACCGATTAATTCTGTCTCGGTCATGCTGTTTATTTCATGAAGCGTTTTGCCTAATTCTTTTGCTACTCCAAACTTGAGCATCATCCAGTTATCTTTCTTTAACTGGCTCGCTAAGATTTTGGGTCTACAGCTTCATCCTCCTCTGCATTTATTACTGCAAGCATTAATACTTGAAGATCGCTGTCTTTAACTTCGTTTTTAAGGATGTCTATTTCACCAGCTTTGAATAATCTCTGACCATTTTCGTCTAACGCTTTGTTTATTAGCAGTTGTAAGGCGAAAGCATTTGTATCATCACTTTTGGCTTGTCTCTGTGCTCTCTCACGTTCTGCCATTGTCAGTGGAGTAACGTACATTGTGAAAGGCGATCCATCAGATAGGGTTACTTCTTTTTTAATGGGTTCGAGGTTTGCTGCTTTCTTTAACCTTTCGAGAGCATTTAAAGTTGCCATAAATTTTTTATTCTTTTTATTAGTGTAGTTCATTATGCAATAAAAAACCTCGGATTGACCGAGGTTGATAATAATTAATAACTATTAGTATAGTATTATGACTTAGAGAAATCAAATGTAGGTGCAGCACTTGGTCTAAATGCTACTTCAACCACCTGACCGTCATCTGGGTTTACGTTAAAACTTGCAGAAGTGAGAATAACATCAGCAGTTATTGATCTACTTTTAGTATCATCAACACTTCCACTAGTAAGAACACGGTCAATATAAAGCTTTACCTTCGCACCGCTCTGTTGACGAAGAAGAACGTCTTTCACTAATCTTGTCGCTAAGTTTGTGTCATCATCTGTCGAATAAACACTTGCAGAACCACTACCATCGGCAAATCCAGAGATGAAAGTTCTAAATGGAACAGTGGAAGTTAAAGTCTGGCCAATTTCGGTAACATCAATCTCTGCTCTTGTTACTTCAAAACTCCACTCTCTTACTGATCCAACGACTTCTGGTGCTTTAAATGTAATACTTGCAAATGTTCCAGAGACGAAAGTAGGTGCTGCTGAAGCGGTTACCGCTGCTCCTCCTGCTGTTGATGAAACTGTCATTACACCAGTTGAAGAATCATAAGTCTTTACAAAATAATCTGCTGCTGGAATAGCATTAGTAAGTGTAGAATTTGCTGGATATGCAAGTGTTACTTTGTCATTGACTTGGTAGCCTAATTGACTTCCAACAGTAATGTTTCCTCCTGATGATGGAAAAGCTGACGCTGCAAGATTTGTTACGCTTGTACCAGCAGGAGAATAAAATAAAGCTCCTGAAGTACCCGATAGAACTGTAGCCATGTTTAATAATTCTAAGGTTTGAACATACGGGTACTACCCGATATGTCTATAGGATAGCGTGAATTATAGTAAAGATTCAAGAAATTAATTCAGCTTGAAAATTTGTTTCAATTCTTGAAACGAAGAAAGGGTAAAGAGACTTTCTCGACTCTTGACCACCTTCGACTGTTGTAAAATTAGGCCCATCTATTTGACCTAATCTGATATACACGCCACTGGAAGTCTTTGATGTATTATTTAAAGTTGATAGGGTTGTAAATACAGTACCAGCTAATTCCTGGTTTCGTGCCGATCCGACATTTTTTTCAGTACATATTCTAACTATTATTACACCTCTTATATGATCGTGTGAAGTTGTCAAGGCCATCTCTGTCGTAAGCCCAAATTTAATATTTATAAAAATAAATTCACTCACACTATCAGATAAAACATTATAAAAATTATCAAAAAATACGGGCACAACTGGACTCAATGTGCCGTAATTAGTCTGAAACGGTGTTTCTATTGCAGTCCTTATAGCTTGATAGTTCATTTAATTCTTTCAAATACTTGTTTAAAAGCAGCATCTACATCTGATTGCATAGTACCGCTTTTCGATGCGTAGGTAGTAAACCAATCTAAAGGAGCAGTTGCTCTATCTAAACCTTCAGGATCTAAATTAGAAGGTGGTATTCCTCTTCTGTTTTCTCTTTCACCCCTCAGAACACCAGGAGGTTCTGGGCCAGCAGATTCAGGGATAAAGTCTTCTAAGTCTGCTGCCTGATTTGCATAACTGGTCATGTTTGATATTTCAAATACAGATTTACCAGCAGCTAAAGCTCTCTTTACAGCAGTTCTACTTGGCCTTATTCCAAACTTTACGGGTGAAATCTCTCCTGGCTGTTGCGTTCCATCTGCTAGTAATCCCAGCTGCTTATTTTGGATTATCCAAGAATTAGCAAATTTTCCTGTCCAGTTAGGTCCAGCTTTTTGGAGAGCAGATATAACTTTCTCTGAAGAACGTGCAGGAGCAGTAAAAGTGACAGCCTGAGAAACAGCTTTTATTCTAGTTATCAGTTTTGGGATTTCGTTTTTAGCCATTATTGTGGTCGCCCCAAAACAGTGTGGAGGATAGGGGAATCTCCTCGTTGTGTTTTTACGTCTACTATTCTTGCCACTTTAGTTGTTCCTGCTTCTGTATATTGTATGCGATCTCTACTGTTGGGATAATAATCTCCTAATTCTTTGTTACCAAATATAATCTGAACATCCGTAGTTTGAGAATTTGATTGAAATTCTGTAGCTGTGACTTCGGTTATTATGGCTTTTATCTCTATGCTCACATCCGATCCATCTACATTTCCCTCTCTTGTATTATACACCTGAGTATTTGACGTTTGTATGTAGGTTACGTTTATACCAAATCTGTTCAATAGTTGTTCGGGTATACTTTTAAAGGTATTATCTATAAACGACATACTAACCTCTTACAACTCTTAGTTGGAAAGCTCCTGCACCGCCAATCATATACGCACCGAGATAACTTTGAAGCCAGGGGTAGACATCCAAAATATTATTGGTAGAACCCGTTCCCTGACTATTCGTATTATACTTAACTTCCAACTCACCCAACTTTACTTCAGAAAAATTACCTTCTTTGCCTGTAGTACCCGTAATTGCACCTGTATCATTCGCCAAGGCTCGTGCTAATTCAAACTGTGCATATTTAATATTCCGTGGAACAGTAGAACAAGCAAGCTCTACTCCATCAACCTGGTAGTTGTTTCTTGGAAACTTTAATGCCTGTCCAGAATCACATCTATCCCCAAAAAATACAAAACTATCAATCCATCTTGTAGCTGCTATTAACGCTCTATTCTTTTGGTCTTCACTCTTATTAACCCATGTACTTGAGTCTGGAACAGTTTCAAAATAATCATTAGCCTCAGTCAAAGTGACATAGCTATTAGCATTTGCTCCTTTTATAGTTGCATCTATAGTTGCTGCCACGATCCATAAAGTAATTTAGTTTTATTGTAGCGTAAAGAAAAAACCCCACCAATAATTGATGAGGTTTCGTTATTACCAAATTGATACTACTAAGCAATAGTAGAAGTATCAAGAGGTGAGTTGACTGTTAATCTTACGATTGGAACTAAGTCAGCATCGTATGTTAATGCCCATTTGTTAGCTGTTGCCAGTTGAGCGTTTGTTGGGTTGTCACCAGCATCTACCCACTTAGTACCCATGATGTGATAAGCACTGTGGTAATCAACAGACATAACATCCTGCTTGGAAAGAATGTTTCTATCTGATTCAATACTTAGAGGTGATTGTTGTCCTTCAAGAATTGTTCCTGACTTAATTAAGTAGCAGTAGAACTCAATCTGATGACCAGATGCACCAGGAGCAACTGTATTAACCTGAGAGTCAATAACAACATTCATTCCTGCAAACTGACCGATACCTCTTTCTGTGATACCAACACCACCGCCACCCCATTGGATGCCAGTTCCAGTAGATAAAGCAGATGTAGAGAATGTCAACATACCAACCTGATATAGGTAGTAAGCAACAGATGGGTGAATAACTAGAGTATCTAGCTCTTCGCCTCTTTCTCCAAGAAGTGATCTACCTCTCGCAACTGCTGATGCAGTTAGATAGTTTGCTTCACCAGCACCAGTAGCAGCAGCCTTCGCTAAATCTAAATTATTAGAAGAAAGAGCAGTACCAAATACACCTTGAAGATGACTGAATAATCTTGCTGAATTTAGTTTGTTGATAGCATCTGCAATCTGGTTTCTGATATGACCCATTGGATCTTCACCAGCAGCCAGTACAGCTACATCATCAACAGCGTATGCAAAACCTCTATGACAGATGGTTGCAATCTGTGTTCCTGTACCAATTTTCTGTGGTGTTAAGAAACCGTTATTAGATGTACCCCAAGTTGCTGTTCCATCTAAGATTTCCTCAGTTGGAGAGATTGGGTTAAATTCTGGAACTTGTATTCTTG